TAAACTGTACGGATAACTTCTCGGTTGATTTCAGCAAGAATTTCTGTAGACAGAATGTTAGACAATTCTGTTTCAGCGTCAAGACCGTGAATTGCTTTCAAGTCTTGTGCCAATTCTAGAGAATACTCAGCTTTCAAAGCACGTGAAGCAGCAGTAACAGTAACTTTCTCAATAGAGAATGCCATTTGTTGGAACACGGCAGAACTATCAGCACCCAAGAATTCTGCAACGCTTGTAGGCATAGCAGTACCGGTTGTGATTGTGTTTGCACCAGCAACTGCTGTTTGTGTGTTAGCCAATGTATCGCTTACACCTGCAACGTCACCCTTGAAACCGTATGTATAACCGGAATTGTAGTTGCTATAAGAAGTGTTACCAGAGAATACTGTGTTAGCTTCGTTATAGAATGCTTCAGAACCAGTTTGGTTGTTGTAACGAGCACGCATTGCGAAGATAAGGCCTGTAGGACCAGTCATTGGTTGAACACCAGCGATATCATAAGCAATTAGGTTAGGCAACGAACGGCGAACCAAGCTAATCAAGATTGGGTCGAAGTTGCTGATACCAGAACCGGTAACGTTAGTTGGACCAGTATCTGAAGTTTCGTTCAAGGCCATACGGTCTTGACGCATTGCTTGAGATTGGTTTTCCAATACCAAAGCAGTTACGCTTCTTTTGTATGGATCGGTAATGGATGCTAGTTCTGGATGTTCCAAAACTGGTTGCCATTTCTTTTGTAGTTCTTCTGTCATGAACATGTGAATGTCTCCTATTTTTGTGAAACTGATTTTTTATTTATAATTTACACTCTTTTATTAAGAATGCCAACGACTTGTTCCATCAAAGGATCAACAGACTTGGTAGTTTGTTTTTCTTCCTCGATGTGGACTTCATCATCTAAAGCAGAATTGTCTGCAATTTTTACGTCAGTCTTTGTGAAATATGATTCCACTAGAGTTGACAACTTTGCCGCAAATTCTTCTTCAGTAGTAAATTCCACACCCTCTGCGAGTGATTTCAATTTTTCTACTTGGGTTTGCGATAGGCCTTCACACACTGCGTAGATTGCCTCAAATTTTTTGTGTTCGTTTAATTCTTTAGACAATTCAACACCACGGTTGATTTGTTCGTTTAGTTGGTCTTCTAATTCAGAAACTTTTTCTGCCATTTCAGAAACAACATCAACTTTGTCTTCAGGAATATCGATGTAGTGTTCAACGAATACGTTACGTAGAGCACCAATAAAGTCTTCTGCGATTTCAGCACGTAGACCAGATTCTACTGCCAATTCGTTTTCTTTCATCCATTCTTCTGCCATGTAGTTTAGATAGTCATCAACTTTAGATGCCAAATCTTCTTTAACTTGTTCGATAGCAGAGTCAAATTGTTCAACCAATTGTTGTTCAACTTGTTCAGCAATAGATTGAACACGTGCTGCAACAGCGGCTTCAAAAATGGTAGTTGCTTTAGCAGCAAATTCTTCTGATAGGTTTTCACCAGCCAACAATGCACGAACGTCATCAGACATGTCAATGCCTTCCATGTTAACGTGTTGTGCTTGTGAACCAGCTGTTTGTGAACCATCATAGTGTTGGAATGTAGCACCTTTGTTTGTACCAAATGTATTTGCTGGCAATTTGCCTGCGATACGGTCACGAATTTGGTCAATGTGATTAGCAGAACCAGCTGTAGTTGGATGCATAACATCTTTACGGCCCATTGTTTCTTGTGGTTGATTTTTTGGTTTAGAATAACCAACACCATCTTTTTCTGAACCAACTGGTGGAGTTGCACCAGGAGGAGTTGCACTTGGAGTACCTTTTAGGTAATCAGGCAATTCTTCATCGTTAACTTCTGGTGAATGACCTACAACACCAGCATCATGTTGACCATATGCAGTTGCAGCTGGAAGTCTATCGTCACCGACTTCACCTTTTTTGTGGGCATCTTGACCACGTTGACCACGCTTTGCAGCAATGTTAGCGTCAAAGGTTTCTTTAGAACCTTCACCCAAAATTGCTTTAGCGGCTTCTGACAGATTGAATCTTTTTGACATTTAAAATCTCCTTGATTTTGTATTGAATATTTATAGGTTATAGTTTTTTCATGAAGTTTTCAAATATGCGAAGACTTACTGCTTCAATGTCCGCACTAGAAGCAGATTTGATTTCTCTGATTGCTTGTGCGTGTTCTACTTCAGTCCAAACACCATTTACCAACATCCATTCTTTTCCTTCCATAATGCCTTGAACAAATGCTCCAGGCGCAGAAGGGTCTGCTACAATATCCGCCGCTGTGGCTAGATAAAAGTCGGGTTGAACAACATTAACGCCGTTAACATTTTTCAATGATCCCATACCTCTTGAAGAAACACCCAATTGAGCGCCGCCTTCAATCAATTGACGTGCGATTTGTCCCATTGGTGTTTCTAGAATTTTTGCTTTGCCAATCCATTGTGTACCATCTTCACGTAGACCAACAATCATGTGTGATACACGGTCAAGATTGATAGTAGGAGAATCTGGATGACCTAGTTCACCAAAAGCACGATGCTTGTTGATGTATTCTTCTGTATAACGATGAACTTCTTTTTTCATCGTATTGTATTCGTATAGACGACCGTTCTTGTTTTTCTTTTCAGCAACAAGAAATGGACCCTCTATGTACAGTTCTTTTTTACCATCTGCACCTTCTGTCAGATAGTTGACTGTTTCATTAATTTCTTTGATTAATTTCATGGAGTTACTCCGTATGGTCTGTAGTTGAAGGCTGATGGATCATTGAATTGGCCACGTTGATACATTGCATTGTCTTTACGCAATTCAATAATCAATGTATATGCACAATTTGCAACCAAACCATATGTGAAAACACCAATATCTCCTGTTGGATTTGGCGCATTGTTCTTAACAGATACAACACCTTGGTCTTCACCGTATTCGCCACACAAGTCCATATTGATGATTGGAACACTTTGTGCAGTATTTGCTGAAGTCCATGACAACTCAAGATAACCTTTTTGTTGTGACGCAATATTGTAACCAATTCTGGAAATTGATAAGTTATAGAATGACAAAGGTGTGTTACTTACACTTTGTGCGGTACCCAATACAGCACCGTTGGCATCTAGTGCACCATAAAGACTGTTTGCTGTGATACGATAACTGTTTGCTTCTTGGCCAGAACCATCAAAATTGGCAGTAAGTTTGATAACTGCCTTTTCTGTGGTGTCTCTCAAGACCTGATATGTGTAAATATTTGCCATGTTTAGTCCTAGTCTTACGGTGTAATGTTGTAAGGTCTGTAGTTGAATGCTGCTGGATCTTGGAATTGACCACGAGCATACATTTGGTTGTTTTTACGCAAAGTAATAATCAAAGTGTATGCGGCATTTGCGACCCCACCTGAAGTCATTACACCAATATCTCCGTTGCCAACCGTGTTTGCAGTGCCAGTAACACCAGAATTATTTAAAATAGATGGCAACTGTTCACCTAAACCAAACTCGCCTTGGCCATTCAAATGTAAAATGGTTGATGAATTTGCATACTGTAATTGTGTATTTGTACCTGCACCATTCCAATATAACTCTACGCCACCAATAGTTGTTGTGGGGAAGTTAACAAAGTATTTAACACCGGTAAGTTGTAAATCGTAATAAGAAAGTGCTGTGTTGCTAAGACTTTGTGCTGAATGTAGTTGTGCACCATTTGCATCCAATGCATAAGCCAAACTGTTTGCTTGAATGCGTGAACCATTTGCTTCTGCTGTTCCGTCATAAAAAACTCCAGTAAGTTTAATGACCGAATCTGTTTGTGTGTCTCTTAATACTTGATATGTAAATTTGGGTGTAGTCATTGGTTTGCCTTATTTGTTTGGTTCAGCAGTCATTACCCAATTGTCATCTGTGTAGGGTACTGTTACATATTTATTAATCTTGTCCACCTTGTACAAAGCAATCTTCTGACCATTAGGAAACATACGAATAGCAGTTCTACGCATTACTAAAACAGCAGGTATATCTCCGCCACCTGCTGGTTTACCTTCTAACAAAGGTTCTTCATCATATACAAATCCTTCAGGCAGCAAAATACCATCGTCTTCTTCAACGATGGTATCTTCTACTGGAAAGTCTTTGAATTGGCGCATCATTTTTCATCTTCAGCATTTTGTGCTTTTTTCATTAAACTATCATATTTACCGTGAAGTTTAGTTCGTTGTGCATCTATATCATCTATATGAGCTTTACTGTGTATTTTTGTGCCAAAACTGTTGGTTTTCATTTTTTTATTAAAAAGGTGGTTACTATATGCATCCACTCCTTTGGCCGCTGTGCGATAACCAAGCGCCTTAATGTTACCGATAATTCCTTCGTCCAATTCATCTTCTTCATGCACACCTTGTTTTCCATATAAAGCATCTTGTGATTTTTTCATTAAACTGTGGTAATTTTTGGCAAATTTATCCGATTTGGCGTCGTATTCAGCTCTGCGGTTTTGGCTATGTACATAGTGGTTGTGGGCATCTCTGGCCGTCGACTTGTTAAAATTGTGCATCATCATCGCATGTGCTCCACTGGCCGCTGTGCGATAACCAAGCGCCTTAATGTTACCGATAATTCCTTCGTCCAATTCATCTTCTTCATGCATACCATGTTTTGGTTTGTCTTCTTCTTTTTTCATGTGCCATTTTTCTTCTTCTTTTTTCATTTTCTTTGCTGGCATCATTTCTTCTTGGTTCAACAAACCTTGAGCAATTTCTTGCTTCTTGGCTTCAATGTGTGCTGTAACACGGTCGTGAATTGCTGCATACAATTCTGCTCTGAAATTAA